TTCCTCCAGCGTGACCTCTACCTCTTCTCCGTCTATTCTGACCTTGTAGTAGGTGGGTTGCTCTTGTTCGTCCTCAACCTCAGTTTGTTCTTCGTCATCAATTTCATCATCAAAATCGGATTCTTCATCTTCAACCATCTCTTCTTCAAGTTCGGCTGCTTCTGGTAATTCATCCTCTTCAATGACTTCCTCTTCTACTTCTTTTGTGACTGCCTCTTCAACTTTTTCCTCTTCTTGAGGAGTTAAGAAACTTTCAAACGCTGAAGTAGCTAGTTCTCCTTCAGTTTGTAAAGCAGTCGGTTTTCCGTTATTGCTCATAAATACTCCTTATGTGTATTTATAAGTATTTTATATGAATTTTTTTAAAAAAGAAAAGATTTTTAGCCTACGCTACGAATCTTATTGATATGTGTTTTGGTGAGTTTGCCTTTTTCTGCAATGATTCTAAGATGTTTTTCTATCTCAGGTATTAATAAAATTGATCTATGTAAGTCCTCTCTGATATTCACATCTTTTATATCACGAGAGTTTAACCAAAAGTTGATGTATTCGTTTTTAAGGTTTTCTACAACCTCTTTAAATACATCTGAGTTTAATATTTGTTCGGCTTGTTCAGCTTTGACGGCTTCTTCATGTGTTGGCATTAACCAGCTCCGCCTTCTTTTTCAAAGAAATCTGCAAACAAGAATGGATCTCTTGGTTCAGGATCAGCCATGTCATCAGGATAAGATGTTGGTAAATCAACATTGCTTACATCTACTTTGGCTAAATCTTCAGGATCAATGCCTGATAAAAATGCCTCTACATCCAAATCAAACTTTGTAGGCACTCTTACATCTGGGCTATAAAGATTAGGTGCAAAAGTAGTATTTAAAGCTATATCTTCTGCCACAATATTTTCAGGTACAAAAACCTCTGAAACAAACGGTGAAATATATTGCTCATATTCTTGTTTAGGAACATAAACATCACCTGGCCCTGAAGGCATAAACGGGGCCATGCTATCAGCAATAGTGGTTGCATCTGTAAATGTTGGGGGTGTTGTTGTTGTTACAGTTGGTGTTGTTGTTACAGTTGGTGTTGTTGTTGCCGCATTAAAAATAGTAGGCTCTGATGTTCCTGCGGGTGCATAAGCCATTTGATCGTCTATCATGTAAGAATCGCCTGTGCTAATTCCTGGTGGCATAACTGGAACTGGCCCCATTGACATAAAGGGCATCTGTGTTCCTTGATAAAAAGTAGTACCCATAGGTGCTTGCGGTGAAAAACTAACACCTGGCGCAACAACGGCTGATAAAGGAACTCCGCCTGATAAGTATTGTGCATATTGTTGACCAGTTGCTACTGGTCCTGTGCCTGCTGTTACTTCTACTTGTCCTTGTGGTAGTCCTATTGCCATATTAATTTGTTATTAGTTTATCTATTTTAGCATCAAGTTTGTCTATTTTGTCTATTAATCTTTGAAACTCGATTGTGTGTTCATTTCTTGTTAGATAATCTCTGGCTACTTCTTCTCTAGTTTTATTGACCAAAATGTCAACACGCTTGATCTCATTTTCGTTTTTTCTAATACCATAGACCAAAGGTGCTAAGATCAAAGTAACTATGAGATTCCAAACAATGTAGGCTGAAATCTCCATATCAATAAAAGTCAGTAGCTCCAGATGTGAGGGCGCGGGCTATAATTTTCCACTTCTGCGATATCCAAATGTATAAATCGTCCATTTCCTTTTTGATTAACTCCTATTCCTGTAAAACCATGTGCTATACCTTTGTATAACACCTCTAATGCTTTTTGGTGACTAACAGCTATATCAACTGCTAGACCTAATGCGTGTGTGCCTGGTTTGCTTTTTTTAGCCTCTATAGGATGTTCAGGACATCTATAACCAGATGATATAACTAGGGGAAATCCTAGGTCATCACGCAATGTTTGTAGTTTATCAACTAATTTATGATTTATCTCGTTTTTACCACAATGTTTACACTTGAATTCATCAAGTTTAAAGTTTTTCCAACTCATTTCTTGTGGGACGAGCCGAAGTAAAAAGATATAACTGCGGTAGCTATACCTGTAATTGATCCAATAACCAGCATAACAATGTCATCGCTTGCATCAGGCTGTGGATAAAGTGTGACTAAACCAATGTAACCAAAGAAACCTACAAGACATAGAACACCTAAAAATTTTGGTGTCCAATCAGAGCTAAACTTTTCTCTAGCATCTTGCACATCTTCAGTTTGCAAAGCAAAAACATCAACCTCAAGTTCTTGCATTTGCACTTCAAATTCTTTTTCTGCTTTTTTAAGAGCAACCATTTGATCTGAGCTAAGACTTTGCATTGCATTTTCTATAGACTTTGGATTGTTGGGTACGCCCAATACACTACTTAATATTTGACCAGCTTGGCCACCTAACGGGCCACCTAAAGCTGCTCCAAGTGTGGGTGCTAGACTACCTACTATGCTTTTTATTTTGTTTTTCATTTTCTTTAAATTTTCTTTCCTGCATTAATAGTTTTAATTCATGCCAACGATAAAATGTTTTATTGACATGATCCCAAAATAAGCCTTTATTTTCTTTTGGCTTTTCCATTCTTGCTTTTAGCTTTTTGCCTTTTAGTATTTTTTTCCATGTACTTACTTAATTCAGCAAAGGTTTCAAATCTAATTTTTTTTTCAGGCTTACTCACTTGTGCTTGGTTATAACTTCAAACTCAGCCGAAGTTGATGCTCCTTTATGCGGTACAAACTTACCTTTATTTTTCATTAAACGATAACCTTTACCAACTTTCATAAAATGATAACCTTTTGGAGCTTTAACTTTCTTTTTCATTTTCTTTTCTTCTTAGACATTTTAAGTTTTTTAAAGTCAGCACCAGTTATTTTATTTCTTGGCGGTGCTACCCGTGCAAGTTTCTTTTGTTTGGGTGAGTAATTTTTAGATGGCATTACTTTTTACCGCTTTTATATTTTTTCTTCATTGGTTTCTTCTTAGGCGGTCTGCCTACTTTAGATCCGTATGTTCCTTTACCTCTTGGCATAGTTATTTCCTTTTCTTAGATTTTTTTGGCCTGTATAAATCTTGATCTGCTTTTCTTGCACCGCCTTTGCCAGTAGCAAAAGAACGGACACGGCCACAAGCCCAACCGTGAGCAGACACACCTGGTCGAGAACCTGAACTGTAATAAGCTCCTAGTCCTCTTTTATAAACTTTCTCTAAAGTGCTTTTAGATATACCACTAGACTTAGAATATTTAGCTATACATTCGCTTTTACTGGCCACTTTTTACTCTCTTTTTTGATATATTGTTCATCGTTTTACGAGTAAGTTTACCAGCCTTATATAACATTCTAGTTCTCAAAATTTCGTTTTCAGTTTGTTTTGGATTCTTTGAGCCTTTGATGTATTTCTTTGGCACACCTCTTGCAGTTTTTTCTACTGCTTTAAATTTGCGCTTTTGTTTGCGACTTTTTACAACCATCGATCTATTTTATCTTTGATGTAATGTTTATGTTTGTCATAGACTAAATAACCTACGACACCTACGAGTATAATTATTATTAATATTTCCATAGTAGGATTATACCTACCATTTCTTACAAGACCAATATCTAGGGGTTAGTTTGCTTGGGGGTTTGGTATCGCACTTATGTCTAGCACGAAAGGATTTTCTTCTAGCAGGATCGCTTTTTTTGATTTTCATATTAGGATCACCAAAGCGAACAAGTTTGACTTGCTCTCCAACTTTTGCAAGTACGGCAAACTTTTTACGCTTGCCTGGTGTTCTTTTGGGTTTGTTATAACCGCTAAATCTTTCGCCTCTGTATGTAATTGCCATTAGTGTAAAGTTTTCTCCTCGAAACTTATGATCTCTGAGTTTTCATTTACCTGTCCACCCGACATAAGTATCATTATTTGAAGTGCATGATCTTTATTTCTAGCTTTTATTTCTGAACCACGATAGACAATCTCGCCTTCCATTACTTCAATGTCAAATATTTTGTGGGACATTTCCTGTAAATAATCCTTGAGCTTGGTCTTTTGCAGTTTGCCTGATAGTTTCTCGGTCACGCTCCATGATAGCATTTATTTCTGCTATGTTGACCTGAGTTCCGTATTTAGCTAACAATTCTGCCGCCTTCAATCTAATTTGTGCTTCAGCTTCATCTCTGTTTCTATCATCATCCATGATAATCTTCATGCGATCTGTTTCTGCATCAATGATTGCTTTTTGTGCTTGGTTCTGTGCTTTCATTGCTTCCGCTTGTGCTAATAGCTCAGCTGCATCAGGCTTAGTCTGCTCTGGTGAAGGTGGCATTGGCGGTACTTCAGTATTGATAAATGATTCAGGATCTTTAAATCCAGCCATCTCTATCATTCTGCTAAGTGTGTTTGCGTATTGTTGTAAAGAAACCATAGGATTATTTGGTCCTAGAGTTTGTAGGATTTGTTCTTGCTTACCTGCAACTGATCCTAAGATAGCAAATTTCTCTTCATCGGATGATTTAGAGATTGCAACATTAACAATTAAATCTTTGTCAGCGTTCCAATATCTAGGATCAACAGGTATGAACTTACCATTGAGCCTAAAGACATCTTGAGAGTTTTGATGTTTGATAACCAAGTTATTAATCAAGGTAAATAAATCTTTCATTCCGCCTTCGGCAAAGTGTCTGCATATTAATTCGATACGACCTTGTGCGCCAGACATGGTTGCTGCCACCGCAGCTTTGGTGCTTGATTGTAAAGCATCAGCATTTAAGCCTGCTGAAGCCTTAGATACACCTGTTCTATTTTCTTTACTTTCATCTAAGTAACCAAGAACAGGGAACGCTTCCTTGCCAACAAAAGGGACTGAGAAGGGTTGTACCATTCCTGGCGCACGCACACGAATAGGCTGTCCAATGTCTGTGTTTAAGACATCATCGATGTTGACTTGTCCTTCGACAACAGCCATTCGTGGGAAAATAGAATGCCCTAACGAATCGAGTGTATCTCGCATAATTTGCGACTTTGCTGCTTGGATAGGTTTGAGGTAATCCGCAGGGCATGATCCGATTGCAGTATGCGGTTCAGGATCAGGGCAAAACATGACAATAGGTAAATCATCCCATTGCTCAACATTTAACACATGCAGTCCATCACCAACGGTGCATACTCTAATTCTTTCATCGATTCCATCACCATCAAAGTCATAGAAAAGATAATGTTCAATGTATAAAACATCCTTACCGCCTGAATCGTTACGATCTGGATAAACCATGTTATCGAAAGGATTACGGGCTTGTTGTTCATCGTAGCTTTCTGGATCAAGTGCTGTACCTGCATACGAGGCATACTCTTCTATTTCGTCTTGGTCGTAACCCATGGCAACGAGTTCTGAAACAGACTTAATCATTCTATGTGCTACATACGAGGCAGATTTAATATCTCGTGCGTGCCTTGAAATTAAAACCTCTTCGGGTGGGATAGCTTCTAAACACACTTGGTTTTTAGCTTTGACTCTGCGAATAGTAATGTCATACATCGCAGGGATTTCTTGTACCACCTCTTCACCGCTTACAGGATCAAGCGTGGTTATGGTTTCCATGGTTACTGATTCTTCTACAATCTCAACATTCGGATCGAGTACCAAGGCTTGATACGATTGTGGATCTAAGCCTGTGTATTCGTGAGTTGAAGCTGTAATTGAATCGTCCCAAAAGCCCTTAACAAAACCCGTCTTACGCACCAACGCATCTTTAAATGCAGAGTACATAACATTGAAACCCTGATTCTTTTGTTGAACGATGTAGTTGATGTAGTCGGTTTGTTGCTCTGCCAGGGGAATATCTTCAGGGCCATTGGGAACGAACTCTACTACCTTCTTAGTGCCAAAGAATGTACGCATGATTGAAGGCAACATAAATAAAACTGTATCTCTAACATCGGTAGAAATAAATTCTGATTGTAAAGTTGAAGTGGCTTCAGGTTCGCTACCTAAATAATATTCAGTAGACTCTGATCTCTCTTCTCCGACTTGGTGGATGAAATCTTTTGCATCATCCATCTCAGATTTAATTACACCGACTAAATCGATCATGCTTGATTCTTCATCAAGTTGCATTTCGATTTCTGCTTCGATTTCTTTAACTTTCTTTTTTGCCATATAAGTTACCTAGTTTAACAAACCTTTGTAATATTCTTTAAATTCTTCTGGCTTGTAATTAATTGAAAAGTTGATAGCTCTTTGTTTTGCATTTTCACCTTTACCAAAATTAATTAATTGTTTGTTTTTTTTTGCAAAATCCATTGCATCTTTGGTTTTATCAAACTCTATGTATTTTCCATCCTGTAATACAACATTTGGAAACACAATCCAATTTCCCTCTTTGTCTTGTTCGGCTGACATGCGATGAGTTTTCATCTTGCCCTCTTCAAACAAACTTGGAATAGGAAATTCGCCAGGCTCTAAAATTCTATCCACGAATTGCAAATCTTTGTTATCCATTAGGACTTGCATATTTTGTAGGTTTAATGGATCAAGTTGATTCATTCTGTTTTGCATCAACAAATCTCTACCTCTTCCTTTTGAAGCATAGTTCAGAGATTGCATCAATTCTTCAACTTTCATATTATCCCACTCTAAATATTCTGGACTTCAGAGGTTTCTTGAAATTATAACCGAAATGCGCTCCGCTTCCACTAAAACTTGCGGCACTACTTGCCATGGTCAAAGCAAGTGCATCGGCTTTGTCGGGTGATTTAATTCCACGCTTACGCATTTCATCTTTTGATTCTATTTTTATTTTACCGCTAGAAGTATATTTGTATTGAGGCGAGGCAAGTTCTGCGGCCAACTCATCATCTTCAGGTATTCTACAATCACGCTTGGTCAACCAGTCTTTAACAGCGAACCAAAGTTCCGCACGCAAGTTCAAATAATTTTTTTTGGTCGCAGGTGCTTCCGCAACATTTACGCCACGCACGGGAAGGTTTTGTTCAGCCAATCGATCCACCACGCCCGAACCCAAACCAATCACATCAACCAATATTTCTTGTGGTTGTTCCATCACGGTTGAATCATCAAATTTATTTTTGACCGCACCACAAAGTTGCATGAGATCCATGGACGGAAAAGTTACCAAGTCTAAAACGGTGTTTCCTTGGCGTACGCAGAGGGCAGAATTATCTCCGCCAAAGCGTGCGACATCTAATCCCCAAACAATTGGTTCGTTTGCGGTTAAAGATACATCACGATTCATAGCACCACGGATGAGTTCCATAGGTATGACGGTATCGTCATCTGCAGACGGGAACTCACCCATGACTTCAACTTTAGACACGGTGGAATCTTCACCGTATTGTTCAATCATCTTTTGGAATAACTCTTTGTCCGTGCCTTCGACTTCTCGTGAGTCTATTTGTTCGGTTTTCCAGTACGCACGCTTAGAGTGAAAGCTATCGTAAAACGGCCCTGTGTTTCTTCTAGGGTTAGAAAAGGTAAACCAATAACGATCTTTCGTGGGTTCGGAGAAGAAACCTTCAGATACCGAGTAAATGGGTGCGGGAATACCAGAGGCTTCGTCCATGATTAGGCAAACTCCGTAAGTGGAGTGAATACCAGCGAACGCATCAGGGTTTTCTTCAGACCATAGTTGCGCTTGTGCGTAATAGTAGCCTGTATCTATTTTTAAATCTTCGGTGAGGGCTTTTTCAAACCATTGTGCTGGTTTTATTGCGGTTGCGGTCTTGTGAAACCAATGTGAATGTATGGATAGCGTGAGCCATTTACCTAATTCAGCCCATGTTCTACTTCTAAGCTGTTGTTCGGTGTTAGCTGTTACGATAATGGTTGCACCAAGCCTGGTTGATAGCATCCAAATGATAATCCATGCAACTAAAGCTGATTTACCAATACCACGGCCTGAAGCTACGGCTAATCTAAACATTTCTGGTAGATCAACAACACCGTTTCTTTGGATATGTATTGAAATTTCCCTCAAAATTTTTTCTTGCCACTTCCTTGGTCCTGAGAAATGCTCAAGGGGGGTATCCTTTTGTCCCCATGGGAACACGAATTTGACGAAATTGTACGGATCGTCCTTAACATTGAGTGACCAAATGGCTGACATTAGCTCTTTTTCTTCTTTTACTGAATATTTCATAAAAATAATAAAATTTTAATTCATTAGTTCCGTGAACTGTACCCCGCCCATAACGAACGAACGGGGGTTGTAGCGATAGTAAGTACTGACTTATGTAAGTAAGTACTAACTAACATGATTGATTATTTGAAAGGGAGAAAAAAGGGAAATAATCAAGTGCTTTAACCCTCGTCCGATTTTTTTTGTTCGTGCGTGCGTGCGTTCGTCTGCGCCTCGTCTGCGCGTGCGTGCGCTTCCGTGCGTGCGTAATTGTCCGACAGCTGTAATGATTCAGATTCGTCCGTGCGTGCATCTATTATGCGCCCGTGCGCGTTGGATAAAATACCAGCTAGATCAAGGTTATGGTTTACTTCTTGGCGATCTGACCAATTTTCAGAACGGTTCTTTAAATAGAAGATTTGAGCGGTGACATTCTTGTCGATTGTTGCGGATTCGTACAGAGCATTTGCCACCCGTGAAACTCCTAATGCTTCTCCTTTTTTTATAGCTTCATCAATTTCCTCAAATTCTTTACGCCTTCTATCTATTGTTGACCAGGAAACGCCCAAACATCTGGCAATTTGTCCGCTGGTTAATCCTTGTGATCCTAGCTCAACTATTTTATTTAATGTTTCTTTATCGTTAAGTTTTATCTTTTTACGGCCTGGTTTTTTTAGTTGTTTTGTCATGTAATTATTTTAGTTTAATTTTGCGGAACTAAATCCGCTTAATATTAATTAATTGAATTATTTATTAGATTATTATTGACATTTAAATATTTATGGGTAAAAATAGGTATAAATAAGTAAAGGAGTTATTTAAATGAATACACAAACAACACTTTCAAGGGATCAGAAGATTAATTTTATTTTAGCCGCTCGCGGTATTGCGAAACTGTCAGAATTTGGAAAATATGTTTTAGATGAATATTCTAAAATGTTAGACGATGAATTAAACATAGAATTTGAATTTTATGTCACTGATTTTAATTCTATGAGTTAATCAACCCCCCCCACCACATAGGCGCGTTTTATATGCGCCTTTTGTGGTATAAGCAATTCATTTTATAAAAGGAGAAAATATGAAAATTATGAATAGTAAAGAAAAGAAACAAGAAGCCAACGCAGAATTGATGCAGAGGCTACCAAAAGGAATAACTTTATATACTGATCTTGTCCATGTGTCACAATCAGGAATGACACGCTGGATAAAACCAATAGTTATTATTAATAATGAGCCAATCAATATTTCCTATTGGGTAAATAATCTGTTTGGAAATAAGCAAGCAGAAAAAAACGGCAGTCAATGCGTAAAAGTTGGCGGTTGTGGTATGGATATGGGTTTTCATCTTGTGTACTCAATATCTTCAAGACTGCATGATGACGGCTACGCAATCAATCAGAGGTGGATTTAATGAAAGACTATATCAACCACCGTCCACAGATAACCACCAAAGAAAAGCGCGATCTTTTAAATAAGTTTAGCGCGGATTTATTCATGGGTTTTATGACTATGTTTGTCATAGTTTCTATGGCTCTACTTGTATTTGGTTTAGAGGTGCAAAGATGAATATTAGATTTGAGCAGGCCTTATATAAATACATCGGAGTATGTGAAGATTTTAACAAGATCAGGCATCACATAGACCAGGCAAAATCAGAGAAAGACACAGGCGGCCGTTGGTATCTTAAAGACCAAGAAGGGCGAATCGTTGCAGTTGTTGAGCCTAACGGGTATGTAAGATGTTAAAACTATCCAGGAACAACGCACACGCCACACAAGGCGACATTTTAACAAGGGCATACCGTCCTATTAACCAAGCTGTAAATATTAATTACACACAACCACGCGCCACGGGAGAGGCATTTTAATTATGAATATCAAAATAGATAGACGATCTAAAAACAGCGCATTTATAACCGTTGGGAGTTTAACTGTATATGTTGAACATTCACCCAATGTTGCAGAGGAATTAATAGAAATATTTAAAACAGATGATTTTAATAAAACTATTTTTTCTCATATTAAAAGCCCAGATAACCAAGATGAGTTAATCGCAGACAAGTACCAAGCGATAACCAACGACAACGCAGATTATTTTGTGCAGGAGAATAAAAATGAATAGAGGTTGTTGCAACGAATGTGGTTATAAAGCTGATTACATTATTGATAAAAATAATTGTGAGGCTAACGGCTACGAAGATTTAAACCAAGTACCACATGACAAAATGTTATGCGGTGCGTGTTATGAGGAGAACGCAGATGAATAACAAATGGAAATATGTTGTATGGGTTGGTGGTTGTGATGATTACTATACTGAATACGAGAGAGCCAAAGAACATTATGATGAATGGATTGAGCAAGGATATGATGATGTTCATTTATTAAAACTAGAGGAGAACGAACATGACAGTTAGGTGCAATATGTGTATTAGTTTATATTTTGATCCTTCTACTGACGAACAAAGCAAGGATATCTCATATCCTGATTTAGAAAAGCAGCAAGATAAAGACGGTCATTATTGGGGTTGTCCAAAATGTAAAACTGATATTTATTTAATGGATATAAAGGAGAATGAAGATGAGTGTATATAAAGTAGAAGTGTGGGAAAAATATATTCTTGAGGTAGATGCTGAAAATCAATCTGATGCTGTAAGAGTTGCACATAACAAAAGGATTAGTAGTTTGGAAGGCACGGGAACTAGATATCAATTATCTTTAACAAAAATAGGTAAACCCAAATGGCTGCGTAAAAGCGAGGAGAACCAACATGACACAACATAAAGAAATGATTGAAGAGGCCAGACGATTACTTAGAAGTAAGAACGAAAACTTGCCGACACTATCCCACAATGTGCAAGAGGATTATTGGCTTTACACTTACCCATGCGGGAAGGTCGTTAAATCTTTCAACGATAAACGCAAGCGGGATATAATCATTAAAGAATCAAACCAATGATCGATTTTTTGCTATGGCTGCCGTTGGTTCTCCTTTTACTGTTATTCATATCAACGGTGGTCGTAGCACTCTATTTGATTTTATTTAACAATGGGTAAGCTAAGACAATGGTTTCGCATTTGGCTAGACAGACAAATAGAGAAATCATTGCAACGCCAAGCAGATCGAATGTTCAAAAGATCACTCAAAAAAAGACAAAGGTATAACCGATGATTAACCACGGGAACGCTAAACTTACCTTCAAACAATTCGCACGCAAACATTTAGTGCGATACCTGGAACAGCTATTCGACCACCCAAGCAAGCACATACCAGACTTTGACGACTTAACGCACCGCCAACAAGAAGAGGTACTACGCCACATAAGTTTATTTGAAGATAGAATCAAAAAGATAATCGGAGAAAAGATATGAAGAAAGATAATTTAGTAAAACTAGCACAACAAGTATTGACTGAAATTGATGAAGAAATGCTTGATGAACGAGATAACTATTTAAGATGTGTATTATTAACAAAACTAAAAAAGGTTTTTGGTGATGCCCGCCAACAATTATATTCACGACCAGAAAATAATATTACTACAAGAAATGCTTATGAAGCTGTCAAACCAATTCTTGATGATGCTTTACAAAGTTATAAGGACAACAAATGAAGAAAGATAAAATTAAAACCGCATTTACAATATATTCAATAATCATATTAATTTGTTGTATCGGTATCTGGACGATGCTTATTACCTGTAAGTTTTAAAATGATAGATACTATTTTATTCATTGCCGCAACCCTATTACTAATTTCTATCGTTTTTTTAAACGATGACGACAACGGCACGGGATTTTAAGATAAATTAAAAGGTATGGACAACATACCTAAACATAACTTCTCATGTTCGTACGATGAATACCCAATCGATCAGGACATTCTAAAACAAGCCGAGAGTTATAACTTTAAGTATCATTCGCACGGGAAAGTTCTTCAACCAACAACTTACCCAACCCCACAAACAATAAATGTTTCCGAACCCCAGGCTTTGCAGTTTTAAGAATCCTTTTCTCCCCTTCGACTGCAATCCATAAAATATCAGCACGCACGAGTTCACTCACGCATCGCCCTACTGTTTTACTTGATAGGCCTGTCATCTTTGCATAATAACTATATGCATCATGCGAACTAAACGTTTCAACTCTAAACCTTTCACAGATCGCCCAGAGTGTTAGCTTGCACGCAGGCGAGAGCGTGCGATCTCCCGCACGGGATCTAAACCACTTCCACACGCACGCACGCATTTTGCTAAAACTTTTAAACTTAGCACGCACGGATGCTCGTACGCATCCGCTCTTGCTTTCATGCTTTGGGATGCCATTTTCGATCCACCAATACTCTTCTAACATCTTGCTAATTTAAGGGTAAGGGCGCAAGCCCTTCACCCTTATTTGTATATGTAATGGATATATAGGACATCTACGGTAGTTAAACAGGACATTTACGGTAGTTCATAGGGACATCTACGGTACATCTCAAGGCGGTAATGTAGCCAGAAATTGAAAACATCATCTATTTTTTAGGGGGTAGATTTGATGTTTTCTTTTGTGTAGAGGATATTTTTCCGACTACATTACCTTTTCTTTTACCAAAGATTTTATCGAAGTTAGTATCAAACTTAGACTTATCAAAGGGACGAGGTTTTGAGCCTTTACTCATCTTCAAACTCCCTTCCCCAATGGATTTGTTGGATTAGCTTTTCAATGGAATGGATCTTCCTTTGATCGTCCCTGGTGGGCTTTTGTTTATTGACCAATGGTTTACCAAACTCTGCCAACGCATCGACCAAAAGCTGCCGTTCTTGTTTATCTGCGTATATCTTTAACATGGTTATTCCTTTTCAATCTCTGCTAGTCTTTTCTTACAATCCTCTAGCCTTTCCTTTATTAGATCGTTTAATCTTTGAATCCAATCTAACTCTTTATTTATTTTATCTAGTGAATCCATTACTTTTCTCCCTTATTAATCGTGGCAAAAGCAAGTCATTTGATCGTCATCATCAAATAACTCTGGTGCTTTTGGTTGTTTACTAATTTCTAATAATTCAATGTATCCTGGCCTATCTTTGCGAAAGTTTGCACCCACTTCTTTTTCCTTGGCTATCCACCAATCCGCCATGTGTGGCCTTTCCCGTAATATCTTAATCGTAGTGTTCATACCTTTTAAAAAACATAGATCACAGTTTCCAGCAGGTGTTTTTCCGCCATAACCTTTTAAATTTAAGTCAAAGTTATGTTTATCCCAAAATGCAACAACATCTTCTAAAGTATGTTTTGCTTCAGACATAGGTGCTATTGTTTCCCATTTGTTATTCTTTTGATTTCTAGCCGTTGCAACCCTTCTTGGCTCGTCATATCTTAAACCAACAACATTAAACCATTCATTAAAACCCTCATTCACCATAAAACGCTTCATTACATTTATTTTTAGTTCAGAAGTACAAAACCTCATAGAAGGATTTGGTAAAAACGGTTGCTTCTTTATCAGCATATCAAAAGGCTCTCCATTACGACTAGCGGTCTTATAATCTACAATCTTTGTTCTCCATATCGGCCTTTCACTAGCTATCTCTAACTCCAACCAATCAACATGAACATTCCACTTTTCCGCAACCTCATTTACAAAATCTAATGTTTCTGGTGCTTCCTTCCCTGTATTAGCAAAGACAATGTAAATATCGTTTGGAAGTTTGCCACCGTAGGCATTAATAATATTCCACAACATAAATCCAGATGTCCTTCCACCGCTAAAACTTATAAGTGCTGGTGTTGGAATCTTATATGGATTCATTTGTCCTTCTCCTTCGGTGGATTAATCATTTCAATATGAAATTTGTTTTCCTTCATGGCCTTTTGGATAACTCTAAGCTGTTCATCAAAGTTCTCACTCATAATGTCTTTATCGGTATAGACCACTAACTTTAATATTTGTTTATGTTTCATCATTTTTTTGGTAATTGTTCTGGATCAAACCAGCCACATGGATAATTAACCATAGTATCTCCCTAGTAATCCCATTCTATATCTTTGTTATGAAATACCTCTAACACGGCATTTCTCCTAATCAATGTCATTGGCGACATATCGACTTCGCTAGAGTTAGACTTGACCACTCCCGCATTGACAACCCTAGTCCTATCAAAATCTAAACCTTCTTCCGCACAGATATTCTCTACGGTGTTTTCATCTGCTAAACCTATGGCTATCGCTAAACGCATACCGTCAACCAACGAACTTGATCCACGGATACTTGCTCTTAAATTCATAATATCTTCTTGCATATTCAGGGCAGTTTTAGCCATGTGATGCAAAGATAAAACGCTTGCATTAAATTTAGATGCAATGCTTGAACAAAACTGACAATACAGTTGAGCAGCTTCTTGGCTTGTTGTAATAGGTGCAGCCACGAATGATTGCACAGGATCAATCACAACCAAAGATAAATCCTTGATGGTAGAGATTTCATCAATCAATTCATGTGCTTCGGGTGTTAAATCTAAACCTCTGCTGTCATCTTTAAGTAAAATTAAAGGCTTTTCTGCATCTGGAACGGTGTAAACATAAGTGTCGTATTCAGTTTCATAACGCTTTTCATCGGGATCAAGAGCCTTAATCCTTCTAAATACTTCGTTTCTATCGTCCTCTGCACATAAAACTAATGTGTTCCCTGGACTTTTAATAGGCTTATCCAACCAAGTACCATGACCTTGACTGACTTTCATTGCCAAATCTAAGGCCAACATACTCTTACCAATACCACCTATGCTTGCAAGTATGCTTGGCTTGGATCGTTCTAATAAACCTTCAACCAACCAAGACTTTGGCGGTGGATCACCCACAAACTGTCTAATTGAGAAGTTTCTGATACCAATTCCAAGATTACTAATCTCTAACTTAACTGCATCTAAGCCTTGTTCTTGTGCTAGATCATTAAAATCACCTTCGATAGACGGTATCCTAATAAAACAATTAAAGAATCTGGAACAGATATCCTCTGCCTTTTTTCTACCCAGATTAGTTTTATCGTTATCAAACGCTAAATAAATTCTTGCATCAGTCTTATCTCTTAACTTTTTGACCGCATCATAACCAAAGTTAGCTGAGAACACGCACGCAACGGGCAACCCTGTCGCCTCATAAACGCTTGCACCTGTCGCCATACCTTCGACCACAACCAACGAATCAATCTTCTCTAATGATTTAAAGTCTGTGCCGATTAAAAATAGATTACCTTTAACTTCTCCAGCAGAAACGAAACGCTTTTGACCGTCCTCTTGTATGTATTGCAACGACCTAAGATCGCCCTGTGTGTTATAAATAGGAACAACTAATGCTTTATTGTGTAGCTTTAGAGAATAACTTTTGATCTGTTTAGATTCCAGATAAGGATGCTTGATAACCTCTGAATAAGATTGAAACCTTTGCTCACAATCTTTTGCAACTTCCTCATATCTGGTTAGTTTTTCTTGCCTTGCCTCTTCTTGGGCTTGTTTTATTTTGGCTTGTAAATCCTGTCTTTGATCTGGTGTAAGTTTGTTGACCGCAACTGAACTCCATTTAAACTCCGTCCCCGTTCTCCAATTTCCGTAATTTGCGAATATGTGATTATCGACAACATTAATAACATACCAACCCGATTTTTCATTGCCTTTGTCTGGTCTAACTCCTGAAGTAGCTGCAACGGAAACTCGAACTAAGTCCCCTGTTGTGTTTAAGAAACCGACATTTAAACCTATCGCTTGCATTTCTGCAATAAGGTCTTGTTCATTTCCTCTGTTTTTTTCTAAATAATTATTGTCTTTGACTAATCCGTATCGTTCTTTATATTTCTTGAGATCCATCTACCCCGTTCCTTGCTTGCTCATTTGCATAATTAAGATACTCACGAATTATCTTATTAAAAAAATTCATGCGATCTTCCTCTGTCCAATCACGCAACGCCCAGCTTTTATTATCTTTAGATATTTCTATATACCTATCCTTTGATTGTGCTTTTGCATACGCAACACCCTTCTCTGAAACTTGAGCAATATTTTTTAATTTATTACCTTTAGCTATTTCTTTTTGATGTTCCACGCAACAAGCTCCGTACCATTTATCCTCAAACTTTGTAAGTAGGCCGCCTACGGGGTTAAAACAATAACCACATAGGGAAGGCCTATCTACACTTAAAAAATTAAAATGGGATGTTTTCATCGCCTGACTCTTTAGTTTCAGGTTCAGATTTCTTTTCCGATTTTACAGGCTTAGATTTAGGTTCTAGCCAACCTTTGCCCTTACCGTCATCAATAGCTGGATAACCCTTGTCATCAATAATGACATTGGCTCTTACTTTTGATCCCACTAAATCGCTACTGTCATCGGGCAAACCGTCTGGAAACCCACAAACTTTTGCGAGTTTATCAAGCGATTGTAAACCGATCTCAATAGCTGAAGTGCTTGTTGAATGGTCAACGGTAAAAGTATGACCAACCAAGAAGTTAGGTTTATCAACTACTCTAAATAAAACCTTTAGAGCAACCCAACCATTTCTACCTGTGATCTCTTCGTCCTGTGTGTATTCTAAGTCATACACACCTGGCTCAAGAGTTTCTAGGCTTGATTCGTCAACTTGCGATTTATATTTACTTAAATCCATTTTTTACTCCTATCCTGGATCATAACTGTGGTAATCATTAAGGTACTTAATGAGATCCTTGCAGTCTTGGTTAATAGCAATGAGATGATGAAGTCCATCTATCGGTAAATCATTATTATCAGGGTTTATAGTGTCTATAAGTGTAGATAATAATACATCTATCGTTGTCAAAGCACTTTTGCTTCTAGTGACATCATCAACTCTACTCATCTTTACCGCCTATCATGGCTGATCGAATCTCTTTCCAATCAAACGGTAAAGTATCTGGAAGTGCATATCTATTCTTCGCAAGAAACGCAGGTTTCTCACGACAATAGGCTATAACATCTCCAGCTACGGCTTTTGTTGTCATCGTGCCGCCTTTACCTTGGACTTTAACAGTACCAAGTTTATAGTTAGCAAAAAAACAACAATCGCTGTGTTCTAAAATTAAATCCGCAGCTTTACGGTGCAATTTTAACTCATGGCGATCAAATGCTTCGATCTCAGGCGATTCAAACCTTTTGATTTGATTATGAGCAATCTGCAAAATTATCATGCCTTTTTCCTCTCGAAGAGTATTAAGTAAATCTATGTAAACTCTCCAATATTTAAGGACTTCAACATAACCTTTACCATAACCAGGTTGCTCAATGGATTTCCAACCATTATCTTGACAGGCTTTATCCCAAATCATTGGTTCTAACCAATCAAGCGAATCTATAACAACGGTTTTGTAATCGTGATCTTCCTCAATCAACGCTTTAAGTCTTTGCAACACACCAAGATTTCTATCTTCATCGTGTTCCTTTTCTTTATCCCAAGCTGGACATAGAGGAAACTGTGATGCTTCAATCTTACCCATACCATCTTCTGTAAGTATGAAGATAGGTTTTGGCATTGATGCACCAAAAGTTGTTTTACCAATACCAGCACCACCATAGACAACAAGTCTTGGCGGTTTCTGTTTCGATTTGGTTCTAATATCAGCTAGGCTCATTTGACCACCTTAACCTTTTTATCATCACCTTCTAAGGCATCATCTAGTTGTTTCGCAAGATTGTTTGAATCTCTCTCAAGACTTCTTAAATCCTGTGTTAAGTGTATTGCCTGTTGATACAATTCAGAATTCATCTTGTACTGTATTGAACGATTTACACTTGATAACTCGTTCGCCAAAGGCATGGTTTTTTCATCTAAATCAGATTCAAAAACCTCTCTTTTAGAACCATCTTCTCTATTAATAGTGAATAACGGCTCTTTTTTATTATTATCGGACATTATTTTTCTCCCATATTTATTTTATAAGTTTCACAAAGACTGCGCCCATTGCAGAATTTGCAATGATCCCCGAATACATATTCAGGGTTTTCCTCAAAACAGGCTTCCGCCCGTGGTTTTAAGAAATCGTATCCCCAATTCACAAGGTTTTCTGCTGTGGTTTCCCATGTCTTGACAGCCTTTTCCTTCTTAACGCCTCGTGGTTGGACTATTGTTAGTTCAATCTTGGTGTCTGTATCTCCGTATCTGGATAATGCACCAAGCCCATAAATCATTAGCTGGTAATTATTTTCAGGTTTGACAGGCCATTTACCAGACTTTAAATCAATTACACATATCTTATCTTTAGCCAAGATAATCGCATCTGCTGTTCCCCAACAACTATCTGTTATTTCATCTATTGATACTTGTTCTTCAATCAATAGTTTCCCCTCAAGTTCTTTTGTTTTTGCTTGCACATATTCTGTATAAGTTCTGGCACAATCAATCATTTCTTGATCTATCTCAATCTCAAAATCTTCAACATTCTCTACCTTACCAAGCCAATAATCCTCTAAGGTTATGTCACCATCTAGTCTATCCTTCATAATGATCTCACTTATTTGGTGAACCAATGTACCTGTGACGGCTGGAATAGATACCTGATAGGGTACTTGTGCAGCTAACTTAGGCATACCTGGACATCTCGTCCATTTGTCCGAAGCTGATGGTGATAATAAAGCGTGTTTACTAGGCATTGCTGGAAATGTAAGACTCTTTTTCGTAATTTATAACATCATCAAGGTCATAGTAAATCTTGCCTGTAATCTTCCAATGATTAGGCCTCTCACCTTTGAGCCTTCTATTATCAATAGTTTTCTTAGTCACACCCCATCTTTTAGCGAGTGCTTCCGCATCTATCGTGTTTGTTATGTCAAAATCTTTTTGGTCTTTTATTTCCATTGAATTCCCTTTTTTCGTAATTAATGCTTATAATACATCAAGAATACCAATAATGGTATAAATTTATTAATTTAATATAGGAGATTAAATGTCTATTGATAATGCTACAAAAAGGGAATGGGATGAAGCCAGAAGGGGTGTAGAGTGGGATCAAGAGATTGACAGGTTGCCAATCAATAACCAAGTGGGTGGTAATCATTACAACCACTTGAAGATTCAACCTATTGAGTATGCTTACGCAAACAATCTAAGCCCATGTCTTACAGATGTTGTGCAATACATAACCAGAAGTAAGGGTGAAGAAAAAGATAGAATTAGGGATCTTATGAAAGCTAAACATTCTATCGATCTTGAATTACAGTTAGTTTATGGCTGTGATAAAGATGGCAATAGGATTGGTAAGTACACCAAGGAAATCTCCATATAGGAGTAATTATGAGCAACTTTTTTGACTTTGACGATAGCATCGAAAATGAAAGAAAGAACGGGCAAGCTCTGTATTTAAACAAGTATCTTGTTCATTCTTTGAAAGACTTTGCTAAGTCAACCAAGAAAGATCCTCGTGTGTTGGCGGAGTATTTTTTATCTCTAGGGATAAACTCCGCTAAACATTATGAAGATCAAAAGATTAGATTTGATATTAAAAATTTATAATTAAATATTATCTAATATATCGTTGAGGTTCTTTACAGAATCGTTGTTCTTCATGTGTTCATCGGCTATGGTTATCTGGTTCTGATCCATAGGTTTTATAAAAACTACATTTCTATATTTAAGACTGACCAAAGCAAAGATATCTACGGCTTGTTTTTGATATTCTCTATCTTTACTATGCGATCCTCTCCGCATATCAAACCGCCAATTAACTCTGCCTGTATTAATCTTAGATGAAGTTTTAACTTGGACTTTGTAAAGTTTATTACTGTGTTCAAAGACTATGTCTGCTTCTGAACCATGAGGAACAATAAGTACTGTATCGGAAACTAGAGAGAGGAGTGCTGCTGTGAGATATTCACCTGATCGACCAACTCGTTCCGTGGCCCTTGGCATGGTTTATTGGGTAGGTATTTGTACTTCGCCAGATAATGCTTGTTCTAAATTTAAACCTTGTTGTTGTTGTTGAATAAAATTTTCTCTGTTTCTCTCTTCTTCTGTTTTAAGATTATTAGTTACATATAAAATTCTTCTAACTAATTTATATGCGTCATCTGATGCGGGATTAGTTTTGCCTAACTGCTCCATTAACTCTATAGAATTTTTATCAGTAAAAATTTTAGCAAGATCATCTATGGTTTTATTTTTAACAAATCTTTCTGCTTTAGCAGCAAATTTGACATGCCACATAAAAGAACCTATTTGTGCAGCATCTCTGACTATAAATTGTTCAGACGGTGCTGCTTTTGGGTTATCAACATTAGCAATCCTTGCTGTTCTAGCTAAAATATTATTAAAATTCTTAAAGCCTTTAATAAATTCATTTGGGTTTTTACCTTGAGCTTCTGCAACACCTCTTAATATTATTTCTAAATTTTTTTGTTGGTTGTCAGTTCCAGCTAAAAATTTACTTAAATTAAAACCAGAGGCTAATGACTTTCCTTCTTTAGTAAGGTTAGTAAGTTTTTTATCAACTGCGATTGATAAGTAACTTCTTACAAGTTTTGGAAAAGCTGTTGGATCAGTTTCATTTAAAATTTTGTAAGTTTTTATTATGTCGTTAGCGTTATTTTTATCTTGATTAAAAATAAAGTTTTTAATTGTGTTTGGTGTAATATTATTTTTTGCTAACGGTGCAACATTTTTTATTATTGGATCAACTAACTCGTCTGAATATTTTATAAATATGTCTTTAGCTTGAGAATAATTAGCGTTAGTTCTTAAAATATCATCTAATTGATTTAATACTCCATCACCACCATCGCTTGTAAATAATCTTCTAGCATTTTTATCAATAAAATTTCTCTCGGTTGCAATATTTGCTTTTGAGTCAACAACCATATCTGAAAACCTTTTTAACACATTGTCTAATTTATTTATTTGCGTTTCATAAATAATAATTTCTTTTCTTGGGATTTCTTCTCCAAGATCATCTAAAATTTTTGGTTGATCTTCTCCTTTGACTCTTCTTCTTATAAGGCTTTCTTTTAAATTTTTTAATTTAAGAATTGTAGGATCTTTTCTATCTAGTCCTAAAATTGTTTGATCTATGTCATCAACCAATCTTTGAATTTGTACTGTTTCAACATGCTCGGTGTCTGCAACATTATAAAATTTTTGTGCTTTTTGGTTTCTTATTTTTCTTGCATTTTTTATAGATTTCTCTGCAACCTCTGCTATCTCGTCAAATGTACCTCTTAATGATTGAGGATTCTTTATTATTTGATCCAAAAGATCAGCTGCTACTTGTTCAACCCTTTCAGGTCTATTTTTGATTGCATTAAATAGAACTGTACTACCTTTGTCAGTACCATAAACAAGCGTTCCTAAAGAGCGAATTAAGCCATTATCAATCAATTCGGTAGCAGTAATAGGAATATCTAATTCTTTTGCTTGCTTTTGTAATTCTTTTGCCAAAGCCAACTCTTCGTCTGAAACACCCTTCATTGCTTCTCTAATAGCTCTATCTGCCCTTGATGGAGCGGTAGCAAAAGCTGTTGCGCCACCAGCTAAGATAGATAAAGGTATGCTTAATGCTGGGGAATCTTCAAAAGTATAAGCTGGAACTGCTGCTGCACCACCTATTGCAGAGGTTCTTTTTAATCTATCCATTACACCCTTTTTACCAAATTGCAAAAATGGCAAACCAGGCCCAATAAATTCACCTGAAACTTTAGAGAAATCGCCAAAAGGTGTTATTGGATCATACTGTGTAACTGCTTTTGCGCCTGGTACTTGTTCAAGCAAACCAATAAGTTGCTGACCTGAAGGCGGAGTTCCGTCTAAATTTCCAAACAAATACTTATTTGCGGGTTGAAATGGAGAACCAGGAATAACATTTCCTAGTTTTTTTACAAGATCTAAATAGCTTCTTGTTTTTTGACCAGCTTTAGGTTGTTCTGGCGTTGGTTCTGGAATCATTGATTCTATACCCTGTTGAATTGTACCAGGCAACCCAGCAAGCTCTAATGTGCCTAGGGTAGCACCTTTTAGAAAAGATCTTGGAATATCAGCAGCAAGGCTAGCACCAGTTTTTAGCCTATCTGCAAAAGAAGGTTTAGGTTGTTCTTCCCTTGATGTTTGTATGACTTCATCTAATTTTTGTAAATCAATTTCTTCTTGTTTTAAATTAGATAATTCTTCTCTAAGAGTTTTTACTTTTATTCCAATATCTCTTGCTCTGTCTAAATCACCAGCATTGTAAGCCTCTTTTAATTGTGGCTCTAAAATACTTAAACCCTTTTCAATTCTTGTAATTTGATTTTTATTAGACATTTATAGAAAAAGTTCTTTTAAGATTGCATCTACATCACTATCTCCCCCAGATGTAGTTGGTGAAAGACTTTGATTATTTCTCCAATCAACGCCATTTAAAAATTGCGGTATATCCTGATAACCAACTGCTTTATTTTTATCAATGTCTGTGGTGAGATTGTCAAAATTCATACCGTATCGATCGCTATATCTTGTTCTTGTTTCTTTAGATAAATTTTCAAGAACAGCGAGGTTTGCTTTCCAATTAGCTCCTAATTTTCCAATAATCTCCATAGCAATTCTTACATCGTTATCTGATAATCTACCGCTAGGATCTATTTGTTTTGCAGTACCGTATGCTAATTTTAAAAATATGGATTTAGCTACTGCTCTATCTTCGCTAATTTTATCTAAAACAGCACCGTACTCATTATCAAGCATTTTATCTAGCTTTGATTGATATTCCTGTGCTTCTTTTGGATTGTTTTTTGCAAAATTTTGAAAATTGACAAGCCTTTCAGCACTTAATACTTGATATCTGCCTGAGTTCACTAAATTAGCTAAACCACCTGCAAAGGTGTTGGCATCTTTATTGGTATATATAATTGTAGCTAAATCATTAATGGTATCTAATTGACCTTTTGCATCCAAATAAGATTCTTGCATTGCGCTAATTGTGCTTTGCACACCTTTTGGTGCAAAGGGTGGTTTTACACCTATTGTATATAAACCTCTACTAGCCATTTCATCGTAAATATCTGGATTCAATGCAATTTCTTCTGCCCTAAGTGTATCTACTTGCTTTCCTTCTGCATTAAAAAATGGAACAGGATCAGCACCAAAAATTTCTACTGCTAAAAGAGCTAGTTCTGTTTGTTCAGGGCCAGTTAAATCTTTTGGATCTTTATTTTTAAGTTCTAAATATCTGGCATTTTTTCTTTCAGATTCAGTACCACCGCTATCAGCACCGTAACTTGGAACAACAGATCCTAATTGTAAATCAGGATCTTTGTTAATCTCTGCAATAGCAGCCTGGTCATCTTTTAAAACAGTTCTAACCTGTTGACCATTTTTAAACACGCCAAACCTTTCAAAAGTATCTCGGTCAGATCCAAAAGACTTGCTTACTAATTCTATGCCTTTTTCTGGCGGTAAAATTTCTACAAGTGATTGTAGTCGTGGATCTAAAGTTTCTTTATTTTTAGCAACCCAATCTGTCCACAATTTATTTTGTTTCTCTTGTTTTTCTTTAGCATCGCTAATTTCTTGCAAAGCCATTGTGTTTTGCACAAAGTTTTTATCACCCCTCAATGCACTACCCAAACCATAAAGCAAAAAACCAAGTTTTTTGTTTCTCTCACCTGTTCTTCTTTGCTGACCTCTTGGATCAACCATAGGTGTGCCAAATGTTCCTTGCTCTTGAACAAAAGGAGTTCCAGTATTAAATGGTTGCATGAATGGGTTTATCATTATCAATCAACTCCTATGCTGGTCGCATGAAATACATACCAGCTAACTGTGCAGCAGTTCCTAAAATATCTCCTAGACCTGTTTTTTGTTTTGTGGTTTGTGAAGTTAAAGGTGTACCTAATCCAGCTTGTAATAAACCAAGTTGTTGAGGCCCATAAGCCAAGGCTCTTTGGAACTCTTGATAAGGAATACCCAATGCTTGTTGTTGTAGTGCTTGTTGCTGTCTGCCAATATCTCCAAGCATAGCTAATCTTGTTGATTGCTCTCCTTGCAAACCACTAAGCAATCCTGCTTGAAATCTTCTTTGAGCATCAGCAGCCGCTTGTGCTTGTTCAAAACCTCTTTGCTGTAAACTAGCAGAAGCTCTAGCCATGGTTTCTGCAAATGGTCTTTGTGATTCTGCTTCTAAGATAGCTGATCTTGAACCGCCAAAAGCACCTGCACCTATTGCAGCATCCTGTGATCTTTGTCTAGCAACATCAGCTTGTCTTTGAATGTCTGCCATAGTTGTATCTATAACTTGTTGCTGAAAAGGTGATTGATATTGTTGTAGTGTTGATGCTTGTGTTAATGGATCAGGTGCGGCTAATAAACCACGCAACCCAACCATAGGATCGTACTGCATACCAGTTTCAAATAAACCACGAGTAGCTTGAAATTGTCTTAACTGATCTGGATTAAATCCAGCAACCAATGGCCCTGTATAGGGTACAAATGGTTGTCCAGCCATACCTTTTGCAGCTTGAAACAATTCTTCTTGCTGTCGCTTTTGATATTCTGGTAAATCTAATGATGTTGTGGTTGTTCCTTTACTCATAATTCTTTTTTAATTAAATATTCAGATTCAAAACCTAAATGTTTTATTTTTCGTAGCCATCCTTTTCTACCACCGCCATAAAGCCTTTTACATTCTGCGGCTCTTGCAAATGCCTCTAAAGAAGGCAACATTTCTTCTAATTCTGTGTAATCTCCGCCACATAATAGCAAGTTCATTGCTTTGTTTTGTGGAAATATTACAAACTCTGTGACCATTGCACTACGCTTTCCTGGCCACAAATGGAATAATCCATTTCTTATTTTATCCTTTACATCATTAATTGTATAGGAATCTTGATGTTCTAAAGCCTTTTCAATCCAATGTTTACAGCGATTCCATTCAATCTCCCAAGGATCTTTGCTTGGGAACTCAACAATATTAGTCGCCTTTTCCATACTCAATAATGCTTAAAACTAAGTCAATGTTTGCATGATTGACTTGTGCTTTTAATATTTCGCCTTGTAATAAAACAATACCTGCATTGGTAACTAATTCTTCAGTAGCGTGTGCTGCTATGTTTTTTTGTTTATAAATAAAAAATTCAGTAGAGCCAGTATCAGTAATTGATACATCTAAATTAGTTTGCTGATTACCATGATCGCAAGCTAAAAAACTTTTCACAATAACAAAGTCAAAGTCACCACCAGTAGGTGCTGTATATATGGTTTGTTGTGTGGTAGCTGAAAAAGAATATTTAACATTGATAGCACGCTGTATGTACTGTCTTTGTGAGGATAAATCCATTATCTTTTGCCTCTATTCTTAATATCTAAGCGTATATTACCAACTTGAAAGTCTTGAGTTTTACCGCCTGTAACTGTCATTTGTACTTGTCTAGCAGTAAATCTAGCATCGGTATAACCATCATTTTCAAAAGTAAAGCTACCAAAGTCCGTTTCAGGGCCTAAAGGAGTAAATTTACCTTTAAAACTAAGGGTTACACCAGGTAAAGAGTTTGCTTCTTCGTCTGGAATTATCTGATTGCATTGCACATACCTATCGCCATTGCCTATTTGTATTGGGCCTGTTTGGCAAAACGGTACTTGTGATCCTATGCTTGGTGAATTTTCTAAGCTGGTTGATTCGTGTTCATAAACAAAACCACTAGAGTCACCTGATATTGGGTAAGTAAATGCACCTTGATCAATCCATGCACCACGATCCATTGAACCTATCGACCATACATTATCGACATAGTTCCATATCACATATTTGTTTGATGAATATTGCGATTCGCCTACAGGGAATCCCCACCATATTTCATTAAAGTTAGAGTTGTGTCCACCCCACGATGCTGCTCTACCCGCAACATTAATGTTATCGAAAACATAATCATGCACATCACATTTAATTTCTCTGACTGTACCGTCATAAACAAAAAATGAGTTTTCACCCATCCATGCTAAAAAGTTACCTGTGGATACTACAGCTTTTGGGCTAACAGATTTACAGTTTGTTCCTGCATCGGCAATACCATAAACAAAAGGTGAGCCAGAATAAAACATTCTGTTAATACCTGTATCACTAAAAATTATGACATCGGATCTAAATTTAACGCCAAACAAAGCCCGTCCACCTGTAGGTATGATTAAATCACCTGCGGTATTGGTTGCTTTTGATGTCCAAGTATTACGATCTTCTCTAGTTGACCATGCTATTTTTCTTGGATCACTTGCTGAACCTATGGCCACTAAATGCCTTTCATTAGTAACAAGTGTAGATAAATTACCTTGAGGTGCATTAGTAACTACGGTAGCAATAGTATCGGCTGTACCGCCTGAGTTTGGTCGCCATTTGTAAATTTTGCCATCTTTAGAAAAGGTAAAAATTAAATCTTCACCCCAGTTATCAAAAGAAAAATAACCTGCTTGTAAAAGTAACCCAGATTGTGTTCTTGCATCTCCGTAATCTTCAGATCCGTAAGTGTAAGCACCATAGCCCAAAGGATCATCACTCGCATCATTAACGAAGTTTGCGGGTGTTATATCTGTCCAAGCATCGTTGTATAAAACATAAACCTTTTGTCTAGTTCCTACTGCTAAAATATTTTCAGCATTATTATCTTTATATGCGAATAGACCAATAATTTCCCCTGTGAGTGCTGTATCTCTTAATTTATCCCAACCACCGATAGGTTTTAGGTAGCCATTCTCAAAACGAACTAAATCACCATGTGTATGTAAAATTCTTGCTGGATTATC